TGATGCTCAGTCGGAAAGTCAATTTTATCCGCTGGGACCCCAAGCTCATGGACATCGACCATAACCCCATGACGGGCGAATCCGAGTACTACTACACTATTCCTCAAGACATTATCCAACGCGTTAATGGGGGTCATAAAACACTTATCGATACTCTCCCTATGGGTTTCCTCGAAGCCATAAAGGCTAACAAGAAATTTAAGTTTCACCGGGATGCTCTCCTACATATGAAAGTTGGAGGTCCTGCTGGGATTAACCCGCAGTGGGGTCTGCCTCCATTATTAGCCGTCATCAACTCGTTCCACTATACTGCCATTCTCCGTAAGGCTAATGAGGCTATCGCCCTCGACCACCTCGTGCCTTTCCGCATTATCCATCCGGCGCAGGGGAGTGGCGGAGGTGATCCTCTCACGAATATGACGCTCACCAAATGGCGTGAGAGTCTGAAAACAAATCTCAAACAGTGGAGAATGGACCCACTCCATATGATGATTTCTCCGGTGCCTCTTGGGTTGACGCAAGTCGGGGGCCAAGGGCGTGCGCTACTTACACTGGGCGAGATTCAAGAAGCTGAAAAGAATATCGTAGCAGCGTTAGGTATCCCCATTGAGTTCCTGTATGGGGGTCTTACCGGTAAGGGTATGGAGGCAACGCTGCGCCTAATCGAAAACCAGCTGGAGACACACATCAATGATCTTCTGGATTTACTTCAGTGGGTAGATGACAAATGTGCCACGTTCTTGGGCTGGGATAAATTAGATGTAGGCATGACCAAGTTCCGTATGGTGGATGACTACGGGACTAAACAGATAATTTTACAACTATGGATGCAGGGTAAGACGGGCCAGACGCCTCCAGTCATTTCAGACGATACTATCATGACAATGCATGATATCGACCGAGAAAAAGAACAGCGAAAGATCCACCAGGAGAAGCTGGACGAAATACGGGACAGTATGGACATGGAGCAAGATGTTGCAAAACTTCAGAACAGTCTGAAACAGCAAATAGAGAGCGAACTCCAACAACAGGGGATGGGTGGTCCTGGTCCTATGGGCTACAACCAGCAGCAGATTCTCGCAGAAGCAGACCGTATCGTACAAGAACAGCTCCTACCTGTGGACGAGGGAACGCGGAAGAGTATGTTGCACCAGTTACAGGTCGAAGACGCCGTTATGTACGCTGTAGTAATCCAGCGGCTTGAGCAGGTACAGACAATTAACAAACAACAGGCGACAGCCGGAATGTAGAAACCCAATGCCTGAAAACAGAGGAAATCTATCCGGATTCGACTTTCTTCAGATTGTGGAAGATTCTCGAAAACTTCCTGAAACACCTGCGGGGAGTGCCCAAAGCGCCGTGGAACTCCCCCCTGCGGCGGGAGCTGAAAAGGAAGAACGTAATCCTTTTATCGAGAAAGAGGTACCAGAGGATAAGGTATCGGTCCCCACACATTATCTTTCTTTTTCCAAGGTTTTTGTTCTTTGGAAGAACTGGGAAGATTGTGGGAAGTGTGCACAGCAAATCGCTAAAGAGATTAAAGAACGCGAGATACGTAAGGCAGAAGCCGAGAAACGCGGAGAGGTATTCGCTGAAGATGAGGAGGACGAGACGGAGCGCGTATGTCCCCATAACCATCGAACAGAATATAAAGAGGTGTTGGATCGCTGCCTTCGCGGACAGGGCGTTATTGTATTGCGGGAAGCGTTCAACCTCAAAAACGGAACGCGTTGCATGCACCTCGAGTGGGTAGAGGCCGACCCTGAATTCCTGAAGATGAAGAAAAAGCTAGAAGAAGAACGAAAGGCTAATCAGGTCTATCCTCCAGATGTCGAGGGGGCTTTCCGTAAAGGCAAAAAAGAGGCGGAACAAGCATAGCTTGTGCGCCTCTAGTCTGTTCTATATGTAGAACAGTTCGATGTACTCGATTCTCATACGTACCTCCTTCAAGGTTTCAGGTTTCTCTTCAATTTCTTATACCAATGAGGTATTTAAGAATTTGAGTGGAGTACTCTATACTTAGTAGGACTCTCGGAGGTCGTTACATGACTGATAATCTCACACCGGTTATGGTTAGCGCCGATGCGCGGCGAGAATCAATACGTTCCAAGGTCGTAGACGGCTTGGTAGAGGCTTTTCCTATCAAGTCCAGAAGCAAAACTTTGGAGCTTGTTAACCTCAAGATAGACGCCAAAGACTATTCTCCCACGGACCAGAAAAACGCGATATTACGAGGAGACACTCTCTCGGAAACGGTTAAAGGAACCGTGCGGATGAGGGATAAGGACGGGAAAGTTATTGATGAAGTAAAGAACTTCACGGTAGCTCGTGTCCCTTGGTTTACCCCGCGGCACACGCTTATTGTTGGAGGAAACGAGTACTCAGTATCTAATCAAGTACGTCCTAAGCCTGGGGTGTACGCTAGGAAGCGTGCCAACGGGATCTTGGAGGCTAGTTTTAACACCAAGGGTGGCAGCAACTTCAACGTCAGCATGGACCCAGCTAAGGGCATCCCACAGCTAGAATACGGATCTACGAAGATCCCGCTGTATCCCGTGCTGAGAGAGGCGGGAGTATCCCACGACCGAATAGCCAAGACATGGGGTCCCAAGCTGGCAGACAAGAATGCAGAGAAACTCACCAAAATTACGGATAAGGCAGTGAGTGCTCTGTATAAAAAAGTGATTCCAGAATACCGGAGGGATGAGGGCGCACCAACCTCGAAGAAAACTAAGGAGATTTTCGAGAGCTATACGCGTGCCCAAATGGACCCTGATGTTAATGCTCGCACTTTAGGGAAACCGTATTCTACGGTAACCCCAGACAGTCTTTTAGACGCATCCGGTAAAGTCCTCCGTATTTTCAAGAACCCTACCGATGTAGATGACCGGGATAACCTCGATTTCAAGGCGCTCCACTCCGTGGATGACTTTTTCAAAGAGGTGATCTCGCTGAACTCGCGGGAGGTTGCACGTAAGACTGCTATTAAAATGGAAGGCACTCCCGAGCTACGTAGGGCTCTTCCTTCTGGGCCCTTCACTCCTGGTTTGCTGCGGTTTATAAACGGGTCGCAGTTGGTGGCTGTTCCTACGCAGACTAACCCAATCGAACTCATCGATTCTGCGATGCGTGTGACATCGCTGGGAGAGGGGGGTATCTCGTCTGACCGCGCTATCCCCATGGAAGCGCGGCAAGTTCATCCTACTCAGATAGGGGCGCTTGACCCCTTCCGAACGCCGGAATCCTTCCGTGCAGGGATCGATGTACGTGCAGCAATGGGAGTTAAGAAGGATGACAAAGGCAATATCTTCGTCCCCGTTTACGATGTAAAGGCCAAGCGTAGACGTTACGTACGTGCCGGGGAAATGCAGAATGAAGTAGTGGCGTTCCCTAATCAGAAATTGAGAGGGAGTGTTGACGCCCTGGTCGATGGAAAAGTTAGGACTGTCCCGGCAAACCGTGTCAAATTTCAGATACCCCACCCATCTTTAATGTATGGGCCGACTACCAATCTAGTCCCCTTCATGGAGTCTCAGCAAGGTAACCGTACTGTTATGGGGTCCAAGATGCAGGTACAGGCCGTACCGCTTATTGATAGAGAAGCTCCTTACATCCAAGTACAGAGCCCCACGGGAGATTCTTTTGAGAAGCACTTTGCCGATATTATTAACCCTAAATCGCCGGTCGCCGGGACAGTATCCAAAGTAGACGCCGATTATATTTACATTCGTCCCGACAGCGAGAAGACGGGCGCAGCCGGAGGACCGCTCGTTAAAGTTCCCTATGAACAAAATTTTCCTCTAGCAGCTAAGACTCATCTCCATCATGAAGTAAATGTCAAACCCGGAGACCAGGTACGTCAGGGTTCTCAACTAGCACAGTCCAACTTCACTAAAGGGGGTACTCTCGCTCTTGGTAAAAACCTTCGAGTGGCTTACATGCCTTACTACGGAGCCAACTCCAATGACGCGGTTGTCATTAGTGAAGGCGCATCCAAAAAGCTGACCTCGGAACGGATGTATAAGATGATTATCCCTCGGGATAACGACCTTGTGTTCGACCGTACCAAACACAAAGTTTATTATGGGCAGAACTACGACAAAGAGAACTACAACCGCCTCGATAATGAGGGCGTTGCTAAACCTGGAACCAAGATACAGCCCGGAGATCCTCTGGTAGTGGGTCTTCGTAAATCCCAGATGACAGCAGATGACTTGTTGTTAGGGCGCTTGCATAAGTCCTTGGCTCGTCCATTCCGGGAGAGTACGCAGAGTTGGGACCACGAGCACGAAGGAGAAGTAGTAGATGTGGTTAAAACACCCAAGCGTATCGCGTTAACTGTAAAGACGCGCGAACCTATGGGGATAGGAGACAAGTTAGCGGGACGGTACGGTAACAAAGGTGTTGTTTCCCAGATTGTTCCGGATGAGCAGATGATAAAGGACGAGGCAGGCGAACCAGTGGATATTATCATGACGTCTGCGGGGGTTGTTTCTCGAGCTAATCCCGCACAGATAATTGAAACAGCTGTGGGTAAAGTAGCCGAGAAAACGGGCAAGCCTATTCTTGTGGAGAGCCTCACTGGACGTAACAACGTTCAATGGGCTAAGGATCTCCTCAAGAAACACAAGCTCAAGGATAAAGAAACAGTTTACGACCCTATTTCAGGAAAAAAGATTCCTAATGTGATGGTTGGCCGTCAGTATATCCTCAAGCTGATGAAGTCTACCGACACCAACTACAGCGCAAGGGGGTTAGGTAATTACGATGTAAATCAGCAACCTACTAAGGGAGGTGTCAACAGTGCCAAGGCATTAGGAAAGATGGAGTTTGACGCCCTTGTAGGGCACAACGCTCGAAATATCCTCCAGGAAGCTGCTACACTGAAAAGTCAGAAGAACGATGAATGGTGGAGGGCACTACAACTAGGATATCCTACTCCGCCCCCTAAAGCTTCTTTCGCTTATGACAAGTTTCTCAATATGCTCACGGGTGCGGGTGTTCGGGTGCGCCGGGATAGCACCAAGCTTTCTCTTTTGCCCCTAACAGATGATGACGTTAAAGAAATGTCGTCAGGAGAAATTGAGGAACCCAAACTCATCAGAGCTAAGGACCTAAAGCCAGAGAGTAAAGGACTGTTCGATGTTGCTCGTACCGGCGGAATGACAGGGACAAAGTGGAGTCACATCGCCTTAGCTGAGCCTATAGTTAATCCCGTATTCCGTGAACCTGTTAGACGATTCTTGGGTATGACAAACCCTCAATTAGACGAAACGCTCAAAACAAAAGGAGGCACTTTCATCAAGAAAGAGCTTTCTAAAATCGACCTAGAACAAAAAGAAAAAGAGTTACTAAAGGGTCTCAAAAAGAAGACAGGCAATAACCTCCAGAACGATGTCAAGCAAGTCAAATATATCCGGGCACTCAAGTCTCAGGGCCTCACTCCCGACAAGGCGTATGTAGTGTCGAAAGTGCCTGTGGTGCCACCTGTATTTCGTCCGATCTTACCCGGTAAGGGGGGACAAGAAATTATTTACGGAGATATCAATCCCCTGTACCGAGATCTCGTTTATGTGAATAACCAGTTTAAAGAGGTGAAAAAAGAAAAGCTGCTTCCTGGCGAAGAGGAACGTTTACGTCCAACACTCAACCAAGCCGTAGGTGCGGTGTACGGTATTAACGACCCGGTGACAGCCAAATCCAAAGCGAGGGGCCATAAAGGATTTTTAACCTATATCTCAGGTACTAACACCCCTAAAACGGGTTACTTTCATTCCAAGCTCATGCGGCGTACTCAAGACATGGCGGGGCGTGGAACTATCGTTCCAGATAGTACCCTAGGAATGGACGAAGTAGGTGTACCCGAAGAGATGCTGTGGACAATGTACGAGAAGACCCTCATCAGTAATCTCGTACGGAATGGTTACCCGGCTATCCAGGCTAACAAGATGGTGAAAGACCGACACCCTGCGGCGCAGGTTCAACTTCAGAAGGAAGTACAGATGCGTCCGGTCATTATCAACCGCGCCCCAACACTTCACCGGTATGGAATGGTTGCGGCATACCCGAAGCCTGTTCCTGGCAAAACCATCAGGGTCAACCCCTTTGTTGAGGAGGGAATGAACGCGGACTACGACGGTGATACGATGATGTTACACGTTCCAGTGGGGCCAAACGCCATTGATGAGGCTAAGGGAATGACTCTTTCGAACCTCTTGTACAGCGACAAGTCCAAAGATGACTTGTTGGTATTTCCACAACACGAGGCTATCATGGGAGTAGCGCATGCTTCTCTGTTGGACGACAAGAACAAAACTGTAACGTTCAAGAGTCAGGGAGAGGCAATGAAAGCCTATCGGGATGGTAAAATTGGTTTGGGTACGCGTGTGAACATCAAGGGGAAGTAGCGTGCAATCACCGATATACTGGAACGGTTATTCGGAAACATTAGAGAAACTCGGAGCACCCAAATGGTTTAAGATGCTTTCTCCCCAAATGCGAGATGCAGTAAGTAAAGTTCGGATGTTTGAAAGTCATCGAGCACCGCTAATGGATGTTCTTCGTGCGCGAAAGGAATTCTATTGGAGTTTTCCCCACGACACGGTACGCCGTGCTACTGCGGTAGAACATGGTCTAAAGGACCTTACACTTATTCCATCTTTCAGGAGACCCTCTCAAATTCGTCCAGATAACCAGTTAAAGACTACCCCTGAGCTACTTGAACGTATTCGGTCATCTATGTAATGCCCTACGCTTCACCAGCACAACGTGCCGCAGTCTGGGCTAACCGTAAACGGAAAGAAGCCCAACCGACGCGTCATGAGATAGCGGAATACTATTCTGACCCGCAGGTACGTCAATCTATTCTCTCCCAGGTGAAAGACAAGGACGTACTCACGGTACAGGCACTTCCTTCGGGTAAGAAGGTGATGCGACGTAATACCGGGGAGGGAGAACC